AACCTTCTGACCTTCGATCTCAATGTTCATGTCTGCAGCCTTAATGTTGAGAGACGAACCACATGTGATGTTGAGGTCCTCTTTCGTATTGATGTTGACGTTGTTGGCCACCACACCTGCATCACCTTCGACATAGATGTTGACGTTTCCGTTCACAATGATGAAGTCGTCACCACATACCAACGTGTATCGATCCTTTCGAATCACATTGCGTTGAGTCCCATTCTCATCGATCTCATATCCAGTCCCCGTACGGTGTCTCTCAGCAATTCGTTCAGAACCAGGTGTGTCGTCAACTTCACGATAGTGACCAGACTCCGAATGCTCCACATGGTTGTGTGGGTACACTGGAGATGCTGTTGATGAGGGCATACTGAATGGCATCGAATCAGCCATGTAGTTCGAAGATGCGGCACTCTGATTTGCTTCAGACTCTACACGATTCGATGTCTCCACAGGTCCATCAGCAAACTGACTGAAGATTGAAGCATTCGTTCGACCTCCAGCTGATTGGAACGAAATGCCTTGGTTCTGTTGGTTCGCTGCACTCAATGTCTGTATAGAGGCGATCGCAACGAATCCTTTGACCTTTGCCTTCATGTCTGTAGACTCAAGCACACCCATCGATATGAGTCGTGAGTAGAGGTACTTGCATTCAGACAGAAAGATGGGTCTCTGATCAGCTGAAAGGAATGTGTCTCTCGAACTGATGCCATCCTTGCCTGTCCACATCGATGGTGCCTTGAGAGACAGATTCGTTGTACCAGGCTTCACATACCCAAGTCGAATCAGTTCATTCGCACCAAACTGATAGGATCCGAGAAAGCCTGTCGCATTCACTGTAGAGGCAGAGGTTCCGAGATACGATACGATGTTGTTTGCAAACTGAACGAACTCATCTTCAGTCAGAGGTCCGAAGGATACAGCATCATCGTCAAGCACACCAACTCTTGATACTGCCATACGGGCATTGGGACTTGCGATACCTGTGATGACGTCCTTCTCAGAACCAGGGTCTCTTGCATTCCCTGCGAATGATGACGACTGGGCAGGTATCGATGATAGCTGACCTCGTACATATTCAGCACGAACGAACCGAAAGAACTGATTGCGAAGGGTAGATGCGATTCCAACGGTCCTCTTCAGTGAGACTCTATGGGGTACGTCGATAGACTGCTCGATTTCGAGTGCACTCTCTGTCATCTGTTCGAACGGTTCTGAGTACTGTTCAAGCAACCGTTCGAACCTCTGAATGATCTGGGTGAGTCGCAGTTCGAAGGTGACCACAGGAGATGGCAGAGAGAACCGTAGACGCAACTGAGTGAGTGAGGATCGCGTAGATAGCAGTGTAGTAGCGATGGTCAGCAGCTGATCTCGTATAGAGACGTCTGCATCCTTACGAGTGTCCCAGTTCTCGAACGCTGTTAAAATCGCGCTGGTACCCTTTTCTCCACTATGATTCTGGGACAAGAGAATGGGAACAGATGCAGAGGATTCGAACAAATCCCTTGTACTAAGGAGAAGTTGTTGAATCTGCACTCGGAGGGACGTGAATTCTTGCTCCTGGGATGCACTGAGTACGCTGAGTACATCCTGGCTACTCGGTAGATAGCTGGTGATGCCTGTGGATGAAGGTCCATCACTAGAGAGGTTGGAGATAGAAGGCTGCATGCTCTTCTCATATTCAGAGAAAGAGACTCGACCTGATTTGAAGACGAGGTTGGTTGGAGGTTGAGGTGAACGTAGCCTAGTAGAAAGGAACGAGGTGACGTTGTTGGAGAAGCTATCGTACTCCTTTACTATAGAGGAGAGAGAAGAAGTCTGCTTTTGTACAGTGGTTCGGATGAAGTTGGTGAAGGTCATGATGTCGGTGTCCTATCTATTACCAGATGTCGTTTACAGAACCGTAGCCGCTCTGGTGGTTGCTTTGTGTTGGGCCCTCGTTGGAGCCACCAGGAAGTGCGATCCCCTGTATGGCTTCGATCTCAGCACCAAAGATGTCGTCAGCAATGGACTCACCTTCGAGGTGCTCTTCGAATTCGACCTGTGTCGTGTACCAGGCAAAGAGCCAGAGGTTCTGTACGAGATCGTCTGTGCATCCCTTGGAGGCTTCGTATGAGGTGCCTTTCGATTCAAAGGTGCAGAGTTCGTTGTATGTCTCACGGTCCCGCACTGTCAGCTTCTTCGAACGTAGGAGACCCCGTAGTGTGGAGCACCCGATCGACTTGACTTTGGTTGTGGTGCGGATGCCGATCCCCATCTCATCCTTGGCGTTCATGCAATAGAGGTTGTCGTAGTCATAGTCGTTGCGAAGAGACACAGCGACGAGTGAGCCCGAAGCGTTGTTGTTCTCTACGACCAGTTGGGATTCGTTGTAGTGCTTTGCCCATGTGTCGACGAATGCTGCGAAGAGGAGTGGTGAGATGTCGTTGTTCTGGTATGCAGCAACCTGTCGATACGGCTGTTCGGTCACGTTGATGACGGAGAAGGTCGAATAGTCCTGTCCTTTGCCCTCAGCTGTGTCGACGATGGTTACATACGATTGCCCCTCTTCAGGGTTCTCGTAGATGCGGACACCTTCGAATTCGTCTTCAGGGTTTTGAAGAGTGTGGAGCTCTATGTCTTCGAGCACCTCTGTGTCGATCAGGTTGGTCTTGCCTGAGAGGAACTCAATGTTGTGCTCGATGCGGAACTCGAGGAGTGATGAGTCTTCGATCGTTGCGATCTTCCACTCTTCGTCACGACCAGGAACGAGGTTCCAGGGTACGCCAAAGCTGAAGAAGTTGCTGTTGCCTCCGATGGCCTTCTCCCATGTTTTGTAGAAGATGCCCTTCTTGCCGTCAGGCGTTGAGGTCATGGTGAGTCGCGAATCAGTACCTGATGAGATCACAGGAAGGGTCGACTTGTAGAAGTCTACGTCGTTCTTCACAAACGCGAATTCGTCGAGCAGCACTTCGTTCAGTGTGAAGCCACGTACAGAGTCATCAGCTGTGGATGCAGCGAACGCTTTCGAACCATTCTCTAGAGTGGTTGAGCCTTTGTTCCAGTCGATGACACCAGGCTGCATCCACAATGGGAGCTCCTCGTAGGCAAGACGGACACGAGAGAAGATTTCACGGGCTGTGCCACCCTTGTTCGCGAGGATGGCGATCTGATAGTCTTCATTGAAGAGGATTTTGTGTAGAATGCGGAGTGTCATGATTGTCGACTTCGCTGTCTGACGACCAGCCAAATAGATGGCGTTCCGAACTCCAGGCAACTCCATACAGCGAAGGAACTCTTTCTGATAGTCGTACAGATCAATGATGATGCGACCGTAGTCAAGCGTTCGAATGTAGAAGTATCGAGCAGCGAAGTAGATGACGTCCTCACGACAACGCTGAATCTCGTCGAGCATCTCCTGAGTGTACATGATCGGAAAGTAGGCTCGACGAATCTTTCTGTTGTTCATGTAGAAGGCGCGACGACCGTACTCGTTTGGATCGATGATACTCGGAATTTTGAGGTCGAATCGCGGCTCCACGTCGATGCCTCGTGCTGATTCAAGCCAGCGTGGGTTGGTGTATTGCTCAAGCAAAGGACTGTCCTTTTCGGTAGGCATTATTCATTCATATTTTACTCGATTGCTGACGGGAATGAATGCGATTCATGGGAATATCGTTTGAGTCTTTCGATCTGTTGAAAAGAATATGATGGGGGGTGTAAAATAGTCGAATTAATTCAAACGAACTCAGGAGCAACCATGTCATCACGCATCAACATGAAGTCAGGTGGGGACCACATCGTTGCCTTGGAGTTCATGACACCAGACGACACATTAATGGTCATCTCATCTGCATCTCTTATTGGTGTCGGTAGCCTTACATCAACTGAAATCGCGGATCGAGCCACACTGTTTGTTGGAACGAACGGGATCGTTCAGGTGATGATCGATGGGAAGACTGCACCTTTTTTGCCGAAAGGAACTTATCAAATGAGGATTCAAGCCATAAACGACAGCAACTTTGCGGAAATTGTGGAGATCACCATCTATGCCGACTAACACAACTACACTCAAAATCACGACTTCAGCCCCAGCAAGGGTGCGAGTCGCAAACGCAAGTATCGTAAACATGCAGGGTGGCTTGACCGCGTACGAATCAGCAGTTGATGAAGGGTTCGTCGGAACACAAGCCGAATGGGTCGCCAGTCTCGCTGGTGCTGATGGTGCCGATGGCGCTGACGGTTTACCTGGCGCTGATGGTGCCGACGGTCTCAATGGTGCCGACGGTGCCGATGGGCTATCAGCCTATGATGTTGCTGTCGCGAATGGATTCGTCGGAACTGAAGCCGCATGGCTCTTCAGTATTCGAGGAGCCGATGGTGCAACTGGCACTCCTGGCGCTGACGGTCTCCCTGGTGCTGACGGTCCTTCCGCATACGATGTTGCTGTCACGAATGGATTCGTCGGAACTGAAGCTGCATGGTTGCTGAGTCTCAAAGGCACTGACGGTGCTCCTGGTGCTGACGGTCTCGATGGAGCAGCTGGTGCTCCTGGTGCTGACGGCATTGATGGTCCTTCCGCATATCAGATCGCAGTCAATAGTGGTTTCGTCGGAACTGAAGCTGCATGGTTGCTGAGTCTCGAAGGTGCTGATGGTGTCAACGGTTCTGACGGTTTGTCTGCTTATCAAGTAGCGGTCAATGGGGGTTTCGTAGGAACTGAAGCTGCATGGCTTCTGAGTCTCGAAGGTGCTGACGGTGCTCCTGGTGCAGATGGTCTCGATGGTGCAACTGGCGCTGACGGTTTGTCTGCATATCAGATCGCAGTCAATGGTGGATTCGCCGGAACTGAAGCTGAGTGGTTGCTGAGTCTCGAAGGTGCTGATGGTGCTCCTGGTGCAACTGGTGCTGACGGTCTCCCTGGTGCTGATGGTCTCAACGGGTCTGACGGTCCTTCCGCATACGATGT